CGTGTCAACTTCTTGTGAGGAACCCGTGTCAACTTCCTGATCTGTGTCAAGTAATTTCTTTAATCTAGCCATAATTAACTCCTAGTTTGCTCGTGAAAAACCACGAGGATCGGCAACGACACCTTCAATACTGTCGTCGTTTATCATACGAAATTCTTCTCCGTCTATATGCATACGAGTACCAGAGTAAGAACGCATTACTATAAAATCACCTTTTTCGCACCAAGGCCCAGAAGGAAACTTCTCTTTATCCTTATAAGCATCTGGCCCCACCTCTACAACAAAACCTATATTGGCGGCAGTGGCTTCCCGTTCTACTACAGCATCGGGCTTAATAATACCTCCAGCGGTTTTTTCTTCTATTTTAGGTAAGGTAACCAACAACTTATACCCTATAGGTTTAGGTAATCTTAATGATTTGTCTTTCAATTTTTCAACTTCTTTGATGGTTTTATCTACATCAATAGCCCCAATAGCACTATTCATATTACTCCTCAGATTTTTTAGCAGCATCAATAATGTCCAAGAAAGCCCTTTCAGCTATAGCTAGACCTTCTATTACCCCCACCAGATGCCGATAGTGAGAGAAATCCGTTGCACCGCCAGCAGAAACTGTATCGGCGTATTCATTCATTAATTTGCGTATCTCTTTTTTGTATACGTCCTCAAAACTAAGCATTAAACCCTACCTTTCTTGTCGGTTTCAGTAAGCTCTTTCGCTACCTGTAACCCTATTTTCACTCCCTCTGCTTTTTGTTTCGCAGTTAAATCTTTCTCCTGTTTACTTAACTCTACACCAAGTTTAGCACCTTCAATCTGCTTCTCAGCTTCAATCTCTTCATTTTTAAGTACAGCATCCATCATATCCTTAGAAGTTTTACGTTGTACTTCAGCTTGTTTAATCTGAAGTTCTTGCTGCTGCATTTGAATAAGTGGATCTTGCGCTCGTTGTTCTGCTTGTTGTTGAGCTTGGTTAGCCGTTGATTGCTCCTGTACTTGCTGCGAAGCTTGCGCCATTAACTGCGACAATTGAACTTCTACGTCCTCCGGTAGTGCTTCATCCGGTGCTGGCAACGGTACGCCCATCTGTTTCTCAACTTCTGCCCTGTATTGCATAGCCATGTGATCTGCTATATGTGCAGCTAAAGACCCCTGAACCGTTTTTGCCATAGGACTTTGCTGTATTAACTCAATAATCTGAGGATTCTGAGCGGCTGACATATGTGTTTGGATATGAGCTGTATGATCCTGATACAAAAAGGCTTTTACGGGTTTACCTGTAAGCATAGCCATATTCTCGCTTACTGGATCTTTTGGAGTCATATCATCTTCAGTAGGCACAAGTTTAGTTGCGTCCTTAATTCCCAAAGTCTGCAACATATCTTGATGAAGTCTAGGTAGGTCATATAACTGAGGGGCTTGCGCTGCTAACTGTAAAGCAGCTTGATACTGCACAACCCGCATAGACAAAGTAGAAGCGTTTGGATCACTTACAGGTAATATCTCTACTTCCTTATAGTCCTGTTGTTTCACAGGAACATCGCCTTCTACCTCATACTCATAGGTCTCCGGTGTATGGTCACTAATAATATCTTTAAGCAGCCTAAACTCCATTTTCATAGAGTTATGCATACGAGCCTGTACAGCACTCATAACCTTTAGCATTCTTTCTAAAATAGCCAAAGTTGTACCTACAGGAGCTTCAGAATTAAGATCAACCGACTTAAAATCAGATATAGCCGCCATTGAACGACCTTGGTCTACAATGTTCTGAAACAAAGCAAGCAACGTCTGGGAAGGCTCTTTATAGGGTAAAAAAGCTATATTATCCAATATTTTGCCACCGGGGACATCTACATCACGGAACTCTCCGGGTGTTATAGGAGAATCATCCCCTTTGATCCGCAACCCTCTACTTTTAAGTCCACCGGGTAAATTATTTAAAGTACCTGCATCTACAAGCTGGCGTAATAAAGAAGTACCAGACTTAGCGTGGCCCCCAAGTAGATGGATAAGGCCAAAACCATAAAAACCAAAGCCCGGAATATATGTATAGCACACGAAATGATTACGTTTCCGGCGAAGCTTATCATCTTGTTCCCAATTTCGATAAATAGACAGGATTTGCAGGGAAGAACGGTCTATAGTTACCACGTAAGGTAGGGCTATCTGATTCTCATCCTCCCCAAGATCATACTCTACATGCATCTCAAGAAGTTCATATCTATTATCTTCGGTTACATCTACACCTGTAGTTTCATCTTTTTTACGTTGAATGTCAGTACGTAAAAAACCCGGCTCACCAAGATCAATATCCCTATAAAACCCATTTACCTGCAAAAACTTAATTTCGTTTTCGCTTTTTCTCATTACATGCGTAGCACGGGAACAGGTAGATATATCCGAAGTACCATAAGAAACAACAAAATCTTCAGCAGGAATAAATACAGCACATTGCCTTCCTAATGCCGGGTCATAATATACTTTCTTAAACGCAGAACCAGCTAAAGCTAAATTCCACAACATACGTTCGTGTTCAGGACGATACTCTGTCATTTCATCAGTAAGACGGTAATTTAAATCATCCCTTACCCGTGCAGCAATTTTTTCCTTTTCTTTCGTACTTTTTCCTAAAATTTTAGCCTTTACAGGGCCAGCAGCGGGAAATGTTTCTGTAATAGCTTCAGATTGAAATCGAACCACAGCCTCAGACAATAAAGGGTGGTATACCCCACAAGCCCCATCCCAAGGCTCTGTCCTATCTTCTATTTTAAGTCCTAGTAAATCCAACCCATCTTCAAAAGTCCTTTTCCATTCTTTACGGCTATCATCATCTGCGCTAAACAACCCTACTAATTCCTCCGAAAGGGTACTAAGCTCATCTTCCTCTATTGTTTCCGCTAAATTTTCCCCAAAATCCCCCGCAAACTGATCTTCGTCTTCTTTACCAACGGTAACTTCCACACCACCGTCATCCAGTATAGAAATATCAACTATCTCCTCCGGGGCTTTCCCTTTTGGTTTAAGGGGTACTTCCACTCCTACAGCAATAGCCTTATCAATCGCCATGACGCTTTCCTTTATAAATATCTAATTGTGCTTCTAAAACCCGAACACGAGATTCTAACTCCCTGATCTGTTTTTCTTTTTTAATTACTGCTTCCCCCTGCATTTGTATACGTTCATCCCTGTCTTTTAATTTCTGCGTGAAAGAACTATATAAAGCATAATGTTCACTATATCGCTCCCGAAAATCATCATTCATCGCATCAATAAGTTGTTGAGATCTCTCCTTAGTAAATTCCCAAAAATCTTCTAGTTCCCCGTTTCCCGTAGCCATTACATTCTCCTAGTAAAAAGCTCTCTTACGTTTAAAGGTATATAACACATCGTCTTCTTCGTCACTACCTAATCGAATAAATCCGCCTTGCCTAAATCTTAAAAGTGCTTGGGTTGTCGAATCTACATAATCATCGTGCTCACCCGCAGGGAAAGATGCCGCTTCTTCAATAACCTCTTCTGCCCAACGAGTAGCAGGAGCCCACACTGCACCGGAAGCAAATAAATCAGTAACAGCGTTAACTCTGGCAATTTTATCATTACCTCTGGTCGGGGTATATTCAGAAACCGGAACTCCCATCGCCCTTAACTCAAATACAAGCGGAGCCCCCGCTGCTTTAGCCTCAACAATTAACGCATCAGGTTCCCAGTCCGCATAATATTCCTGTGCGGTCACCTTTAATTCAGGAAACTCCATTCTACGCCTAAACGCATCTAATAAAATAATGTTTGTAGTGAGTTTTCCTGTTTCTTTATCCTCTCGATCAAACACCCCCCAAGTAGTACAAGCCGAATAGTCAGCTTTATTATGCTTCATAAATGCTGTATCCCATGACTGAATAATAAAATCACAGGGCGGTGGTCTATCATCTTCCCAAACCTGCCACCATTCACGTTTAATAAGAGCCCCTTCCTCTGACGTAGGGCTTTGTTGGTACTGCGCCTGCCATTTTGACACCGGAAGTTGAGTTTTAAGGGTGTTTAACTCCTCAAAAGACCAAAATTCGGGCCAAAGCGATTTACCAGACGGTAAAATAGCAGGGAATTCAATAACTTTCCACTCATCTCCCCCATATTTAGCACTTGCCCGTACAACCTGCCCCGTTAAATCCCGTTTTGACCACCTTGTCATTACGACAACAATGGCTCCCCCCGGTTGTAAACGCTGTCTTGGGCCAGATGTGTACCACTCATAAACTTTATCGTAAACTTCGGGGCTTGTTTCTGCTATTACAGCCTCTTGTTCCGAGTGCGGGTCATCAATTATCAACAGATCAGCACCTTTACCCGTTACAGCACCGCCTACACCAATAGCAAAGTACTCCCCACTACTGCTCGTGCTCCATCTACCCGCCGCTTTTGAGTCTACCTGAAGGTTAACCCCCCCAAATATAGAAGAAAACTGCTCACTACCCACTAAATTTCGCACTTTACGACCAAAACCCACGGCTAACTCGGCTGTATGAGAGGTCTGTATAACTTTTTTGTTGGGAAACCGCCCTAAATACCAAGCAGGTAGTAAATAAGACGCAAATTCAGATTTTGTGTGACGAGGGGGCATATTTATAATTAAACGCTTTAGTTTCCCCGCAGCTACATCTTCAAATGCCCTAGCCATCTTCGCATGATGCCGCCCTGAAATAAAATCAGGCCACATTTCCCGTACAAAAGAAAGAAAATCAGTCCTAGCTTTAGTCTGCCCCCTACGCTCAAGTAGTTCTAAAAGCTCAATCTTATCTTTAACCGATAAAGACTGAATGGTTTTATGTATTTCGTTCTTATCAGGTGTTTGAAGGTTCAGCATTAGTTTCTTCTATAACTTCTTCTATAACCTCTTGCACTTCTTCATCAAGTTTTGTTACTTCCCCGTCAATAGAATTTTCAGCTAAAAGTAAATGCAGTTTTTCTTCCAATATTTTATCAAGGTCTTCCTCTTTATAGTTTTTGTGTATTACTTCCTTCTTCTCTACAAATAACCCTACTTCCCCAATCTTACCTAATAACTCTAACGCCTTTATACGAGTGCGCCCATCATCATTATCCGCCTCCTCCAACAACTTAGTTGTAACAAACGCCCTAACTTCTTCAGGGGTGTTTAACGGATTAAGCCCAGTCTGCCTTGCATATTTAATAGGATTGGAATCTGCTAGATCTATCATCACGTTCTCAGAAGTAAACGAATCGCAAACAGACTGCAAAAGAGGCTCTATCTTGGAGAACTCCTCATGAGTGTAGTCAACCGCTAAGGGTATTCCTGCTGATTCTGTAAGTATAAGTGGCACGGGGATATTTTTATATAAAATACAATAAGTTGTCAATAGCCGCCTAACCGGTTACACGTCATTAAAAAAGAAATCCTAACCCAAAAAGAAGAAATCCTAATTACCAAGGAGCACTTAAATCTTCTTTTTAGATACCTGTTTAGCCGCCTAACCGGTTACACGTCATTAAAAAAGAAATCCTAACCCAAAAAAAGAAATCCTAACCCAAAAAAAGAAATCCTAATTACCAAGGAGCACTTAAATCTTTTTTTTAGATACCTGTTTAGCCGTTTTAAATCAATAAGTTACAAAGGTTCTATGGGGTCAACGGAT